TGCAAGCACGCCCTCGACAGTGGCTTCCAGGTCAAAGTCCTTATTGTCGCTGTAGAGCTCGATTATGAGATGTTCGATTTTCTGGTAATTGGAATCGTCTGCCTTGAAGTCCCTGTTATTCGGGAAGTAGAAGCAGACAAACGGCGGAGCAGGTACCGCCGTGCCGGTCGATTCGTCCGGAACCTCCGGGAACTGATAGTACGCATAGGGAAGCCCGATCGAGCCGACCATCGTTGATACTTCTTTAAATGTCATCTGAGGGCCTCCTCTAATCGTCTCGCCGTCTCAGACTTGACCCATTCCTCAGCGGGTTTAATGTGGACCTTTGCAGGTGGCACCCGTCCGCCGCCTCGCTTTGCGTGGCCTTTTTCAAGGAGATGTGCAAGCCCCGGCGACTTCGCATTGTAGACAACTGATTCAATGGTAAGATCCGACTGTGTGGTTTTCTGCCTCCATCCGGAAGCGTACTTGCCCGTCTTCTTCGGAGCATCGCCCTGGATCTTCTTGGCGGCCTCTTTGGCCACCTCCGGAAGCACCTTCTGCATCGTCTGATTGACCTGCTCGCTGTACTCCTTCAGTGCGTACTCGATCTGTACCGTAAAATCATTTGCCATTAGTGCCGCCCTTCCTCTCTGCATAAAGCTCGATGGTGTCGGTGCGGCCTAAGTACGTGCGATAGATGCTGTAGGCCTTGCCGTGGTACTTGACTGTGCGCTCGCCCTCGTAGTCAGGTGCAAACATCGTGAACCGATATTCTGGATTCAAGCCATTCCGGCCCGCCTCGAAGAACTCGGAGCGTGTGACGCTGTCGACCTGGCAAAACACATCGCGTGTCGTCGTTCTGGTCTCCCAGACTCCGTAGTCGTTCTGTGTCTTGACTTCCGCCACGAGCGTGATTACATCAGACCTGTCCATCGCTGAGCCCCCAATCCGTATAGCCGGTACACGTTACCAACTGAGCTTTCTGCTCGTCATAGGAGCGCTTGAGCCTGTCATAGTCGTCCGGCTGTCCGAAGTTCATCAGGAAGTAAGTAATGAGCGCCTGAGATACCAGGTAGTCATACTGCTCCGGAATCTCCACGCCGGCGACACCGAGGTCAAGCATACCCGCTTCAAGCAGCCGCTCCACTTCCCCGTCAAGGACCGTGGTGGTCATCCGCCGGGCTTCTTTTGCCTGTGTAATTAAGTTTGCTGTTACGGTCATTACTTGCCTCCAAATGCTCTGAAATACTGATCATCCACAACGGAGTAGCCGACATGCCCGCATATGACGGAAGGGTCGCAGTAGATCTTGTAACCGCAATCCCTTGCCCGCCAACAGAAGGACACGTCTTCGCCGTTGTTTCCGATCGGTGAAAACATGTTGCCATGCTTCGCCTGTACGCTCATGAAGACCTCCGTGGACATCAGCACGCAGCCAAATCCGCACGCGCCCACTTCGAAGATCTCGTTCGGGATTTCTTTAAACTCGGAATAATCCGCTTCCACTCCGGAGATGTTGAGCCGGTCAAACAATACCGGCGAATAAGGCGGAACACGCCGGAAGTACAACCCCGTCAGCATGTCGTAGTCGTTCTTCTTGAGCGTGTCCATCATCCGGATCAGAGTGTCGGGCCGGAATACCATGTCGGAATCCAGCCAGAACACATAGTCAAAGTCTTCCTTGATTGCCGCCGTCGCTAAGTCGTTACGGCTCGTATAAATCAAAGAGCCGGACTTCATTACAAGCGAGCATTCGCCCACCCTATGGAGCAGGGCCAGGCTCTGGCAAAACACAGCCGGCACCTGATCCATACACGGGATAGCTATCATTGTTCTCATACCAATCACCTCCACCGGATCATCAGGGATAAAATTATTTCGTTACCTTAACGAACGCATTCGGAGCAACAACGCCGAGGCCAACGAACTGGCGGCCGATCACGCGGACCAGATCCTGATGAGCGAGAGTCATCTCGTCATACTTGAAGCTGATTTCCTGACCGTTCGGGAAGTTCGCCAGAGCGCCCTGCTCAAGGTCGCCAACGATCATGTAGGCAACACCGGTCGTGGCTGCGCTGTAAGCGGTAATGGTGTCGTTGAAGACAACCGGCAGACCCTCGAACGGATCATAGCCGTAATTTCCGTCCGCCTGCAGGCCCTTGAACGTGCCCCAGGTGAGCTTATTCATCATGATGACCGGGTTCGCAGCTTCGTCGGAAAGGTTCGCGATCGCTTCGGCAACAGTGCCAAGGGATGCAGTCGCAACTTTGATCGCCGGAACGCCCGGGCAGGTGGTTGTGGAAGCAGTGCCACATGCGATAATGTTCGCAACAAGCAGATCCGCTGCCTTCTTCGCGATTCTATATGCCAGCTCATCATAGATGTAGCGGAGGAACGCCTCGCCGGACATATCCAGAGCTTCATCAGAGATGGAGATCCATTTCTTGATGGACTGCGGGACAAGGTTCACGATGCCAAGAGTAAGTGTCTCTTCGTTAACGGCTACACCTTCGTTGTGAGTGGCTGCCGCCGAGCTAGAGATCTCAAATCCGACCTTAAGGTTGCCCTTCAGGAAGGACTTGCGAACACGGCTCATGATGCCATCACGTTCCCATGCGGTCTTGACGATGTCATAGACAAGCTCCGGAACCGGGACAGTGCCGTTAGTTGCGTTTTCGCTGATCAGGGCGCGGCATTCAGCGTCGTTGCCGGTCTTGATATACTCAGCAAATGCGTTAATGTATTCGTTGCTGTTTCTGATTTCTTCCATGGTTTTCTCCTCTTCCCGTACTTCGGGTTCGATCGTTTCGGTTACTACGCCCGCGCCGTTGGCAACAGCTTCGCGGATTTCCGCGCGCTTAGCTTCGGCAGCTTTGCGGGCTTCGATTTCTTCGTTGATCGCGCGGGCTTCTGCCTCAAGCGCGTCGAGGTCAGCTTCAGGCGCATCAAGTTCGAGCGCAATCGCTGCCTTTCTTTCATTGAGCTCTTCGATGCTCATTTCCTTGAATTCCATTAGATAACCTCCGTAAGAATCCTGATTTTCTGCTTCTGGCGCTCACGCTTCTCCGCTTCGAGTCGCTCCGCTCGTTCCATCTCGATCACTCCGTCGAAATAAGACCGCGTCGATACGCTGAGTTCCGTCGTGGGATTAGCCGGAAAGCTGACAGGTGAGACGTCAAACACCTTCGCAATCTTGCTAATCGTTCTTGTATGCGTCGCTTTGTCGTAGGAATCCCCACCCTCGGCGACAGTAAAAGCAAACGACATCTTCGGATAGTTGCCCGCTTCAATGTCCGCGAACACCTCCCGCGCCGCCTGCGTTCTACTCAGATCCGTGCGCTGTCCAAGACCGTGCTCGTCATGCCACAGCTCCACCGTCCCGGCGGAAGTGCGGGCATACACACGCCCCTGATGGTCAACACGAAAAACAACGTCCGAGAGGTCGGCCTCATCAAACGCTGTCGGTTCTATGCGCTCCATGTAGTCAACCCCGTCCTGTGAAAACAGCACGTACGGCTGAAACGTTGACGCATATCCTTCAACAAAAAAGGAAGGCTGCTCGCCCTCCTCGATCGGAACCGTTCTTAGTTCCATGTTTCTATATTCTCTGTCAGGTTTCATCTGATACCTCCGATACTTTTTCATCGGCGCTGTAGTACTCGCCCCGAATGATCCGGACATCGCCACCATCCACCGGAGCCATGTTCCAGATGTCTCGCGCCTCGTTAACGGTCAGCATTCCACGGTCAAGCAGCTGCGCCGTGACGTTCAGCTTGTCGTTATTGCTCATGTACTGGAGCCGGTTCGCCGTAGCCATTACCATGTTGCCCTGAGAGCGCTCACGAAGCGTAAACAGCATCTTGCTCATGACCTCGCTGAACTGGATCGCGAAGGGCTCGATTGCGCCCTCGTAGAATGCCGCCCAGGAATCACCATAGGCCTTATTCGTCAGCACGTCCTCGTTGACACCAAAGTATTCATAGACGCTGTCGCGGATGGCCTTCATCTGGTCAGCATCGACCACGAACGGCTTAGCCTGAATCTGCTGAATGTTTTTGTATGTGTTCGGGAATAACAGCAGTCCGCCGCCCTTGGTCAAGTTCTTCTCAGTGAAGCGCTTCCGCTCTTTTTCCAGGTCATCCGGCTTCACGAAGTTGTCCATCTGGGCCATGAAGCGGAACGATGCGGCGCTCTTAACACCTTCCTTGATGCCTTGGTCCTGAATGCTGATCAGGTCCATGGTCGGAAGCAGCGCCCTGTTCGACTCGCCGAAGATGTCGCTCCTGTACTGATGCTTCGTCATCACTCCGCAGTAGTCGAGTTCAATAGCAGCCTTCTGGCCCGCCTGGAACTCATACCGCAGGTACGGAGTCGAGCCCCACTGAACCACGGAACAGCGATCAGGCAGCGGCGCATAGATTCCGGAGATTTCTCCGAACTCGTCATAGACCGGCGTAATGAATGCAGTATTGTGAACGTCGAGGATCGTGCTCAGCCTGTACATGAACTGACTCCACGTCTGAAACGGGTTCGGGCCGTGTTTCAGTTTGTTCCGGAGCGCGGGACGTGCGTTTCCAAGCGTCTCGACTTTCAGCTTGCTGATGTGCGTAGCACGTGCGTGGATTGCCGACCGTACAAGCTCCGACTCGTATATGCTGCCTTCATACCGCGAGAAACGAGGCTCATACACGCTGAGCATCTTGTAATCGCCTTTATACGTTCCCGTCGGTTTCGGCGCTTTTGAAAATAAAAAATCAAAGAGTCCCATTTTTTAACTGTTCTCCTATTTCCGCATACCATTTCTGTCGCACAGTCATCGCGTCCAGAAGGGCAGCGGCTCCGTCAATGTGTAATGACGGCGAGAGCTTGACCAGCTTCCCCCGGCCTCGCTCTGTGCTCATCTTGATCGCCGAATTAAGCAGGTGCATTTTCAACAGGTCATTGTCGCCCAGGTGAATCTTTCCATCCTCCAGAAGGCCCTGCGTCTCCTGAATAACGGGATAGAGATTTTCACCCTGATAAACATCATCACAATGGAAGCCGGAAGCCTCCAAGTCCTTAATAAGGTATTGTGCGCTGTAGCGGTCATATCCTACCTGCAGCGGGTATATCTGATAGCGTTCGATCAGTTCGCGGAACCACTGGAAGCAGTCACGGTAATCCACGAAGTTGTCTCCGGATGCCGACATCAATCCGCGCTGAATGTAGATGTTGTACGGCACGCCATCCCGCTGCGTCGCTTCGTCTATCTTCTCGGACGGAAGCCAGAAGTGTGATACTACGTATAGCTCACCGCCACGCTCGACTACTACACAGGCGCTTGTGAGGTCTCGCGTCTGCGACAGATCGAGACCGGCGACACAATAACAATCCTTGAAGTCTTCCAGTCCGAAATGCTCACCGCAGGCACCATCAACAACATTCGCAGGAAGCCACGCCAAGGAAGAATTCTGTTTGATGTTGCAGTACTTCGTCATGAACTCAGCTTTTTTACTGAGCGAACCTTCTGCGACCGCAACCTCTTCAAGAAGGTAATCGACCGACACACTGACTCCGAGATTCGGATTCGCCTTCCGGAGCTCGTTGATGTCGTTCCACTTTTCGATGTCGTCGATCATGTACAGGAACGGGAGCAGGCGCTTTTCGTTGCTCTCGCCCAGCAGGAAGCGGGTCGACCTCTTGACGAGCTCGTCATAGATCCCGTCGTTGATATATCCGGAGGTCGTACACGAAAACATTCTCGCGTCCGGACGTGCACCCATTCCGGAGCGGATGACCTCGTACTGCTTCAGGCCTTTATCACCTTCCCAGGCAGCTATCTCGTCACAGATGCCAAGTGATGGATTGAATCCGTCTGACTTCTTTGCCGAGAAAGCTATCTTCTTCATCGTTGAGTTGGTGGCCGGAAGGAACAGGTCTGACTGCCGCCGCTTGACGCATCGCGGATCGTCATCAACCTTCTGGTGCGTTTGCTGACGTTGTGCGTCAACCGCTTCGCGGCGTTCCTGCCATTCCGGATCCAGCTGAACCATCGCCCAGGTATTTCCGTAGATGATGTCCGCCTGCTCCAGTTTGGGGGCAACCGTGTAAATTCTGGCACCGTATCCGCCCTTGACCTGCAACACATAATTGGCGATTGCAGATGCCAGGATAGATTTGCCATTCTTCCGTGCGATGATCAGAATGATCTCCCGGAAGTACGGATTCGCGGTCCCAGGCTCCAACAGACCGAACAGACACGAAATCATAGCCTTCTCCCAGACCTCCAACTTGATCGCATTGGGCGCGAGAGGTCCTTCAACGTGGAAGCAGTGCGTTTCAATCCACTCAATGGCTACATCCGCTTCCTTGACATCAAAAAAGACGGTCTTGTCTTCGATGAGCTTCACGATCAAGCTGTAAATCAGCACGATCCAGCGCCCTACGCAGTAAGTCCCGTCCTTAATTCCCTGATAATACGTGTAAATCCAGTTTACTTTTACTTTCATCTCCTAAGTTTTCGTAAATCGCGAGGGTTCAGCTTAAAAATCAAC